TAAATTGGAGAACGCAAATGGATAAGGTAATTAAAAGAGAATCAAGAGATACTGAAGTAAGAGAAGACGTAGCAAAAAAATGGCAACCTGCCTCACTCCTTCCAGAGTTTACTAAAAAAGCTGGATGGGCCTATCGTTGGATTCGAGTTTCTTTATTGAATGAGCCTGATAACATGAACGTATCTTCAAAAATGCGTGAAGGCTGGGAACCGGTGAAGCATTCGGAACACCCAGAAGTCGTATTACAAGCAGACCCCAATAGCCAATTTAAAGAAGGCATAGAAATTGGAGGTCTATTATTATGTAAAGCTCCTCAAGAAATGATGGACCAAAGACAAGCTTTTGTAAATGAAAAAACAAGAGCGCAGACTGAAGCAGTTGACCAGTCATACCTGAATCAAAATGATCCTCGTATGCCTAAGTTTGCTGAAGGTCAAGAAAATGGTCGAAGTTTTGGAAAGGGCAAAAAATAAATAGGAGAAACAATCATGGCAACTACAGCTACGCCCTATGGGCTTAAAGCAGTAAACCATATAGGCGGTACCCCTTATGCGGGCTCTACGCGTCTATTACCGATTGCTTCTGGATATGCAACTAATATATATAATGGCTCGGTTGTTGCAATCGTAGCCGCGGGAACTGTTGAAATTGTTACAGATTTAGGTAACAACGCAGACGCATTTCCTGCTGGTGTTGTTGGTGTTTTTGTAGGTTGTACTTACACAGACCCTAATCTAGGCACAGTAGTGTTTAGAAACAACTGGCCTACAGGCACAGTAGCAGACGACGCTCAAGCATATATTGTTGACGACCCAGATGTAATCTTTATGGCACAAGCGGACGGCGCAGTTACACAAGCTGACTTAGGTCAGAATACTAACTTCGCAGCGGTACAATCTACAACTACAGGTGATACTACAAATGGTAATTCTAATAGTGCAGTATCTTCTACAACAGCGGTAACAGCAACTATTGCTTTCCGTATTGTTGACTTTGTAGATAGTCCAACTTCAACCGTGGGTGATGCATTCACAGACTTATTAATTAAGTTTAATGCAGGTATTCACTCATATGACAATGCAACTGGAATCTAATTAAGGAGAATAAAACATGGCAATTTCAAGAGCCCAGCTCCTTAAGGAGCTATTACCAGGACTTAACGCGCTATTCGGTTTAGAATATGCACGTTATGGGGAAGAGCATAAAGAGATTTACGAAACTGAATCTTCAGATCGTTCTTTCGAAGAAGAAACAAAACTAGCTGGCTTTGCAGCCGCACCTCTTAAGTCAGAGGGAGCAGCTATTGCGTATGACAACGCACAAGAAGCTTTTACAGCTAGATACAATCACGTAACAATTGCTTTAGGATTCAGTTTAACTGAAGAAGCAGTTGAAGATAATCTATATGATAGTCTTTCAGCTCGTTATACTAAAGCTCTTGCACGTTCAATGGCAAACACTAAACAAGTTAGAGCAGCTAATGTTCTTAACAACGGATTCAACCAGAACTTCCTTGGTGGCGATAACCGTTCATTGTTTGGTACTAATGCCGCTGGTGCAGTTACTAACCACCCATTAGTTTCAGGTGGTACTAACAGTAACGTACAAGCAGTTGCAACAGACCTTAACGAAACAGCATTAGAAAACGCAGTGATTCAGATCGCAGCATGGACTGATGAAAGAGGTTTATTAATTGCAGCTAAACCTCGTAAGTTGGTAATTCCACCAGCTCTTCAATTCGTTGCTACTCGTTTATTAGATACACAACTTCGTGTTGGTACAGCTGATAACGATCTTAACGCAATAAGAACTAACGGTGCGATTCCAGAAGGTTATACAGTAAACCACTATTTAACTGATGCTGACGCTTACTTCTTAACAACCGACGTACCTAATGGTATGAAGCATTTTGAAAGAACTGCTTTAACAACATCTATGGACGGTGATTTCGACACAGGTAATGTTAGATACAAAGCCCGTGAAAGATACTCATTTGGTTGGAGTGATCCGCTAGGTATGTGGGGTTCACCAGGTGCATAAGTAGTTTTTTAGTTCTACTTAGCACTACCTCTGAAAAGCCCGGCTCCTCTCTGCTGGGCTTTTCTTTTTTAGGAGTATAATAAAAATATGAAAATTATAGACGCATTTAAAAGTAATATAGTTATGGTGCCTGTTGTGGTCTCTGTAGTTGTAGGTACGTTTACAGCAGTTAAATATATTGTTAACTTAACCGATACAGTACAAGAAAACGCCGAGTATATTGTAAAGCTACAAGACAAAATAATAACTCATAAAGAAAAACTAAATGATTCTAAGCAAGTCACAAATAAAGAAATAGCAGAAGTAAAAGCAGAATTAGCAGAATTAAGAGCCTCTATGAGAATGGGTGAAGATTTATATAGGGTGCTTGCAGATCAAGTTAGAGAACATTCCTATGATATTAAAGACCTTAATCGTTAGTGTTATATTCTTAAGTTTATGTGCTCACGCTCGTAATGACTACCTACAAGGATATTTTCAACAATGTCAAACAGGGGATGTATCTATTTATTCTGATTATAGACTAGATGAATCAGACAATATGAGTCGTTATAATGATAATGGGGGAAGTATAAATAATCGTATCGAAGGAAGAGATGGAAATTCAAAAAGCATAGGAGTTAGGTGGACTTGGTATTTAGGAAGTAACTGCACTGATACTACTAAAGCTTTAATTTTAGAAAACATGGAGTTAGCCCAGCAATTAGAATTATTAAAGATGTGCAAAAGATACAATAATAAAAAACTACCGCCACAATTTGCAACACTTGCGCGTAAATGCGAGGGAGTTATAGATGAAGTTGAAATTGATGATAGACCGCCTGAAGGGACTTCTTATTATGATGAGATAATGGAAGACATAAAAAACAATCCAGATAAACATAAAAATCCTAATACTTACTACAGTGAAGAGTTAAAAGATATATTGCCTGAAGAAGAACTTCGAAACACTAAACAAAGCAAACCACTAATTGTGCCTGAATTTGATTAAACTCATGAATATCCTTATTGCGAGTATTTACCAGATAGATACAATCAATATATCAGCAATGCTGAAATATAAAATAAAGGAGAAATATTATGTGGACTAAACCAGCTGCTACAGAAATGAGATTCGGTTTTGAAGTAACAATGTACGTAATGAACAAGTAATTGTTTAGTTTTAACTAAGGGGCTTCGGCCCCTTTTTTATTGTGTAAAAGCACTAAATAGAGTATCATTAATTATCTGGGAACATCCAGCTTATCAGACTGCCCCAGCAGACGCATACACGACGGATAAGCTTAACTTTGTATGGAGAACTTAAAATGTCAAGAACAACCTTTTCAGGTCCCGTTGCCTCAACTAACGGATTCGTACCAACAGGCCCTTCAGTAGCAATCAATGCTACAGCAACTATTACAGCACAGAATCTTCAAGTAGGATATATTACATCCACATCAGCAGCTGCAACAACTATTACCCTTCCTATTACTACTACAGCAGGTGGTGTTACAGGAATATCTCAACAATTAGGTGCGGTAAGAGGACAACAATTTTCTTTCGTGGTAGATAACACAGGCGGGGCTGACAACGTAACAATTGCTTTAGGTACTGGTGGATCACTATCTGATGCTGCTACTATTACTGCTTCTGCAGTTGCTTTTGGTAGAGTAGTTGTCGCCAACGGTGCTACTGGTATGGCTCAATTCACTTTGATGTTTACTGGTGGTGATGGAGTATCTCCTGGTTCAGCTACAGGTTACACACTTACACGTACTGCTTAAATAGGAGAATAGACAATGGCTATAACAACAGATATATGGGCCGTCACTCCTAGTTATTCAGCTACGTTATATAGAGCCGCAGCCGCTATTGGTGGTGCTGGCGATATAACATTAGTTACTAATCAGCCTCTAGATAATGGGGCTGGCTATAAGATTCTATTTACTTGTGCAGGAGACGCAACTGCCGCTACATTTACTATTACTGGATACGTAGCTGGGGATTTATCTCAGTCTGTAACCACTGAAACTGTAGCTGGTGTTGATTCAACTACTACAACTTCTACAAACTACTATTCTAGAATTACTAGTATTTCATCAGATGCAGCGGTAGCAACTAATGTAAGTATTGGTAACGCTATTGCTGATGGTATGGCTTTACCTAGAACTAGAATGAAAGGATTCTATTTTGTAGGTTCTGCAGGAGCAG